CCAAATCCAATGTTGGAATTACTGAAAGAATTAAAAGGGGAAATCACCGCTTTAAAATCCGAAAAAATCCAACAGACCAATAAGGAAAAGCTAACTGCAAAACTTCAAGAGTTAGGTGTAAATGAGAACTTCTACAAGTTGCATATTGACGGAAAAACCTTTGAGAATGATGAGCAAATCAACGAGTTTGCAAACCAACTAAAAGAAAGTCAAGATGCGTTTGCACAGTCTATCAACAATGATTTACTGAAAAACCAAAGCAACCCATTGTTTGGAAATAGACCAGTAGAGGGACAAGTCTCTGCCGATGTTCAGGATTATATTAAAACAAAGTTTAATCAAAATCAGAACTAAGAAATGAAAAAAGTTAAAAAGACCGACGGCGTTGGTCGTCAAATAGTTGTGTTTGACCAAGTCGATGCAACATATCCGGGGGGCGTTCATATCGACGCAGAAAAAGCAAAAGAGAGATTTGCAGATGGTGTTGTTCCCGCAGGAACGCTTTTAATTCCTGATACAGAAGGTATGTTCAAGCCTTTGAACTTATCCGCTGTCAATGTTATAGGAGCAATCGGGCTAACCGCTCACGATGTGGTCATTGATGATATGCCTTTAGTAGCTGTTGTTATGGCTGGAACTGCAAGGAAAGATGCTTTACCTGACAAAGAGAAAGAAGCTGTAGAATTTATCAAAACGGTTCTTCCAAGAATTTCATTCGTTTAACCTTTAAAAAAAACTAAACTATGATAAACGCAAATAATATTATTCCTGAATTTAGTCAGGCAAATTTGGAAGCTGTTTTGAATGCTTACCCTTTGGGCGAGTTTCAATACAGAACCTTATTCCCGTTAGAGTTTAACCCAACCTTGAACTTTGCAAGTATAGAGGGGACAATGGGGGCTAAAATAATGGCTGATATTGTAGCTATCGGCTCAAAAGCCTCAAGAAAAGGGCGTGATTTTGTAGAATCAATCAAAGGAGAAATTCCAAAGATTGAAATTGCAAGGGATAAAGATGAGAGGGATTTACTTAGAATACAACAACTAAGAAACTCTGTTGCTCTTTACCCTCAAAATCAAGCGATAAAAAACCAACTCATCGACAAAATTTATGAAGATGTAACCTTTGTGGCGGACGGGGTGAACGCTCGTTTGGAATGGGTAGCTAAACAGTTAATTTCTAACGGAAAGTTCAAAACTACCGTTGCGAATAACGCTGGGGGCGTGGCAAATGTGGAGATTGATTTTAAAATCAAAACTCAAAATGCTAAGAAAAATTGGTTTACCGCGGCAGATGCTGACCCTATTAAAGAAATTACAGATTTGCAAAGCGAGGCACGAGGCAAAGGGTATAGATATACTACTATCACACTTGAAAGAGATGTGTTAGATGTATTACTTGCTAATCCTTTGGTTCGTCAGTTTGTACACGGTATTCCTGTAAATTCTTCTACGGTATTGCCAAATATTACGGTAGAACAGTTAAATGCCCAACTGCAAGGAAAAGGGTTGCCTACATTCAGATTGGTAGAATCGTTTGTCGCTCACGAAAACAAAGCAGGGCAAGTAGAAGCCACTAATGGTTGGGAAGCTGGAAATATTTTGTTTTCTGTGTCTCCAATCTTAGGAACTACACAATATACAACTACTACGGAGTTTAATATGAACTTCCCTGATGTAATGAGTAAGGCGGTCAAGGACGATTTTATCCTTGTGAAAACATTTGGGCATCAAGACCCGATTAGTATTTCAACTAAAGGAACTGCGTTTGCCGTGCCTGTGTTGAACAACACAAGACAAAATTTAATCTTAAAGACGAAATTCTAATGACTATCGGGGAGTATATCAAAGAGAAACTAAATTTATGGTCGGTGCCTTACTCTGATGCCTTAATTAGTGCAGAATTATCAAAGTTAAACTTGCAAATGGAAAGCGAGTATAATAATGAAACAGCCTCTAAATTAGATTTGTTTTTCTACAATTTGCTCCCCGAAATGTTATTGCTCCCAAACAGCGTTAGTGAGGGCGGATACTCTATTTCTTTTGATAAAAAAGCAGTAGAGAGCTATTATCAAATGCTATGTGAGAAAATGGGGAAACCTAATCTTTTGCCTAAACCAACAATTAAGGACATTTCTAACCAATGGTAAAGCAGTATCCTTACATCTTGAAACTTTTTCAAGAAGCAGAAGCGACTTTTAACCAAGCTACGGCAGAATGGGAAGGCGGAGAAGCGAAGTGGGTTACTGTTGGTTATTGTAGAGATGAAATTAACGGTGGCGGTAGTAAGATTACCAAAACAGACGGAGAGGCTTATGCTTATTCAGCGGTGGTTTACGCTCCAAAACATTGTCCAAGCATCAACACGGGGGCTAAAATCCAAGTATGGGACGGCAATGTTTTAAGGTTGGAGGCTACGGTACAGCGATTTGGTAAAGAACAATTACACACAAGAATATGGGTTTAGTTCCAAAGTTTTCTATGAATGATATAAATGCTATTCTAAAACAAGCAGAGGAAGACTATACCCAAAAGTTAATAAGGGCTTTAAAATTTGTAGGCGAAAAGTGTGTTAATGAAGCTAAGGCTAACGGGACATACCAAGACCAAACAGCCAACCTTAGAAACTCTAAGGGGTATGTAATTGTAGCAGACGGAAGGGTAATTGAGGAAAATTTTAGCATTTCAGCTAACGGAAGCGTGCCAAGCAAAGAAAACCCATTGAAATACGGCAGAGAGTTAGCCTACCAAGTAGCACCAAAATTTAGAGGTATCGCTCTAATTGTGGTTGCAGGAATGAAATATGCCAGCTATGTAGAAAGCAAAGGGCGTGTAGTGCTTACAAGTGCGGAACAGTTAGCGAAAATACAAGTGCCAATATTACTAAAACAGTTGCAATGAAAAGAACGGTATTAGACGGAAAACAATGGATTTTAGACTTGCTACTTCGGGCAAAAGTAAATGAGTTCATCAATGGGCAAATTTACAAAGACAATCGCCCAGTAAACAGCAACAAGGAGGATATTGTGATTAACTCGCTAACGATGACGAACCAAATGCTACAAAATGGCGTTTTCAATATCAACTGCTATGTGCCTAAAAAGTCTGTAACGGTAGGTGGTATCACGCAACTGCATAAGGACAACAAGCGTCTAAAGGAAATAGCGGATAAGGTCTATGCCATTTTAAACGATGTTTGGGAAAACGATTATAACCTTGATGTAGAAACACATCAGGACTTTGAAGAACAAAACGAAAATTATTACAATTTCAGGGTACAGCTTAATGCCTACCCTACTTTTAACTAAAAAAATAACCATTAAAACTAAATTATTATGTCAAATAAAGTAAACATTGGACTTGCCAGTATTAAAATTGGCAAAATTGCATCAGATGGAGGAATGGGAACTTCTCTTGAACAGATAGGTGTAACCAATCAAGGCTCCTGCAAAATCAACTTTGAAGATGCCGAGAAGAAAGAGTTTTTCGTAGAGGAATACGACGACCCTTTTCACGTAGAATACACGCAAGGTAAAATAAATATCCAATATCAAATTGCCAATCCCGATATTGATACCATTGTGAAAGTATTTGGAGGCTCTAAGTCTGGGTCGGGTCCATCAGAAGTGTACAAAGCACCTAATCAATCTGTAACCATTGAGCGTTCTATGGAAATCACTCCCAAAAAAGGATTAGGGTTTAAGTTTCCAAGAGTGTCTATTACGGCAAAATTTACCCCAGATATTGGAAAAGAAAACTTGTTAATGTTAGATATTACGGCTTCCGTTCTAAGACCAACGAAAGACGGAGAACCAAGATTCTCTATGTTTAAAGTTGCATAACTTCTATTTTTCTATTTTTTAATTGTTGAAATACCTATCTGCATTTGTGGGTAGGTATTTTTTCTAAAAGCAAAACACAATGACAACAACAGAACAAATACAAGCAGAAAAAAAGGAACTCGACCTACTCACGGGAAAAGGGTTTGAAATAGAGGTAACTTCCTTTTTTGGAAAAAAAAGAAAATTCCAAGCCAAAAAAATGGCTTTGGGGCGTATGCTTAGGCTATCTAAGATATTTATCACTATGGAGCTTAACGATGAGGCGTTAAACTCAAAAGATTTTCAAGAACAACTGTCCGCTCAATACCAAGCAGTATTACAAAACGCTCGTAAAGTAGCCAAAGTGATAGCGGTTTGCGTTACGGATAACAAACTTCTTTCGTGGTGGATACAACGACAAGTATTAAAATCTTATACCTCAAAAGAAATACTGAATTTCGCCCAAACATTACTAAAAGAGGCTGATTACGCAAATTTTATACTCTCTATCGCATTGTTAAACGGAAATCGCCCAACCAAAGCGAATCCGATAGAGAAATAAAATCTATATACGGTGTTATGGGGCAAATATGCCACCATTTCGGCTGGACTTTAGATTATTTGCTTTGGGAAGTAGATTGGCGTATCGTACAGCGAATGCTTATAGATGCTCCTAACTACGACGATGATAAGAAAGAGAAAGAAATTGACCTTACCGAACAAACGCCAGAAGATTTAGAAAAAATGTTAGAGAAGTATCGGTAAACAAAAAAAGGCTTTAAGTTTGTTGCGAAACTTAAAGCCAAATCTGTTATTCTGAAACAAAGGGAACTTAGTCCCCCTTACTTACAAAAGCAAATTTAGTAATATTTTTTAATGTTCTACTTTGTGAATTGCTAAAAAAAGAAAACACCCATTAAGGGTGCTTTTCTATATCAGGCACTTTGTAAGCGTTTAGATAAAGCCTCGTGTATAAATAAACGCCCTTTTTCAGTCCATACCGTCTGCATACTGGTTTGGGTTGCCCCTTTAGTATCGGTATAGGTATGCGTTTTAGTTTTCGTATAGCCTTTATTTTGATATTTGTGGTAGAGTAGCCAAGTGCCACCTTGCCGATACTGAACTTTTAAGTCTTGCAACTTTTTGTTAAGCGTAATGGCACTCATACCTAACTCTTTTGCTATTTGATTGGTATTATAAGTGCTTTCGCTTTGCAATACTTCTTCATAATAAGCCACTTTCGGGGCTTGTTTTTTGAGTTCTGCCTGTTGCA